CTTACTTCAACTGCCTCATAATCTTCAATTTCGCATGGCATAGAGACCTTACTTGATCTAATTCTAGTTGTGTCATTTTGATCAATTAGACATGCTAAAGGATTAGCAGAAACTTTAAATTTTGTTGATCTTACCCATAGACCATATTGTTCCAACCATTGATGAGCAGAACGTTTAGACCAATCCATTGTCTTGTTATTAACTTTTGCATTCATGTTTAAACTTCCCTCACATCAATATTGTGAACTGTTTTCATCAGGTGTTTTTTATTTCGGTAACTCGGTAGCTTGCGTGTAGCTATAGACTTCACATCTTCAACAACGTATTCACCTGCTGTCGTGAAATAAGTGAAATCGGCAAAATATCTAAGTGCTGGTTTAGCTCGTTTCTCCCCTTCTAATTTTGTCTTGGGTGCTAATTCAAATTTTGTGTGATGCTGCAATTCTTTAATTTCACCTCGTTGTTGTAGAGCCTTTAGCTCGATATACCGTTTGTATTCTTTAGTACTGTCAAAAGTCATTCCATCCAATTTAATTTTCGATGCATTAAACTTGTTTCGACCCTTTTTTACTTTTTGAGCTTTCGGACATGTTGCGCGGTAATCAGCAAGGCTCATTGATGACATCAAGCACCACCTTTGAGCACTTGCTCTATAGCTTTAAGGGTTCGAATCATAGCCATTTGCAGAAATTCATGATTGCCGCGCATGTCTTCTTCAACATACTGCAAAGCATATTGAGTCTCTTTTAATGCCCTATCTAAACGCTTTTGCAGTTCCTCTACTTTCGCTTGTTGTTCTTTTTGAATCTCCCAAGCCCACTTTCCAGATTTTCCCTCAAACTCACTCATGTCAGGCTCCTTTATAATTCTCAAAGAAGAACGTCACAGGTTTTGTCTTAATTTCAATCAAACCGAAACGAAGTAAATGACGAGCATGTGTGCTATCGCGTAGTAACTGCACATCACAGTAATGTGTAAGCATTTTTCGCCACCCTTCCAGCGGCATAGACGATTTGTTTGTATTGCAAGGAACACATGCAGGGTTCATGTTTTCTAAAGTGTCGTTTTGCGGTCTAGTCATTTCACCCGTAATTAACTTTCCACCACCAACATGAATTAAATCTCGCTTCACTGCTTCGATATGGTCTGCATGCCACTTATCGCCAAGCAATTCACCACAGTAAGCACAATGTCCACCAAACTTTTGTTTTAGCTCAGCACGTTGCTGTTTAGTTAGTTTCATTAGAAGTCGCCCCCACTAAGCATGGATTTTAAGCCCCCATCGGCTGCCACCAGTTCTTGTTGAGGCGAACCGCTATTGCTATGCGACTCACCAAGCATTAGTAAAAGCCCGTCATTAGCACTGTAGTAATTTGCATCTGGAAAGCTTTTACGAATATCTTTTATAAGCTTTTCAAGACCTTTGGTTAGTCTTTTGAATCGCTTCTCAAAGTTTGGGTCAGCTTGGTTTAAACAATCATTAGCATCGACATCACCACCAGCGATTGCGTTCAGCACATCTTCTTCTGTCATGTAAATTTTCATAATGAGCACTCCTTGTCGTGTTTGGTTACTGCACCCTTTCTTGCTAACCACCACAAAACCACCGCCCCACAAATAGCTGCTGAAAAAAATGAAATGAGTAAACCCCACGCTAAAATCTCGAATTTATTCATACATTCGCCCCATCAATTAGCTGAAGAATATTTCGAGGAATAGGCATACCTTCACGGCGGCACATCTCTGCATACTCATACGGATTGTCGAACGGATCCGGACCCAATTCTTTTGCAAGCTCAGGCTCTTTTTCCTTAGCCTTAAGCTTCTGTACTGGTGCAGTTTTACGTCCATTAATCTTTAACCGTTCCATTAAAGATTTGAGATGCTTTTGTGCTTCACCATTGCTCACAGGAACGTGTTTAGGCTCCTTATGCTCTAGTTGTAGCGGCGGTGTGTAAAACTCTTGCTGACGACCTTTCAATTGAGCTTTAGCCACCATCACGTTGTAGGTTCCGAAGAAATTATCTTGAGCTGCTCGCATTTGGCCGGCTTCGATCAAATACATCACTTCGTCTAATGCATATTTTGTAATTTGTGTAATAACCACGGTACTGTCAGTCGTAAACTTACATGCACGTGACCAAGCTTCCTCTGGAGACATCCAACTTTCACCAATACACCAGGTGCGAAACTCAGCAAATGACGGCATAAAACGTCCACCTGCTGTAAGTAATCGAGCAAGTGCGTTGTTAAATTGGTTTTGTTGAACGCCAACCAGTGTTTTAAGTGCGATTTGCTCAACCACTGACAGAGGAATTGCGCTTTCGCCTGTTGCTGGAAATTGCTTATTGAACTGAGCAGCGTAAACAGTGCGAAGAGATGCGATTAATTGACGCACTTCGTTCAAGGTAATCTCATGCATGACCTACCTCCTCACTCACTAGAAACTTTTTTGAAGGAGTTACATCCACGATTTGAGATTGGTTTTGTTCTTCAAAAAGATTTGCGAAGTAACTCGGCTCTTGTGTTTTTTGACCAGATGAAGTGATTTGCTCTTGTTTCTTGCGGTTAGCAGCAACTTGTTTCTCGTTGTTTTGAACCCAAGAGAACCACTTAACCAACCAGATGCTTGGTGTATTCAACGAACTTGATTCGTTTGCAAAGTACCAGTCACCGAAATTTTGAATCATGGTTCTCAAGTCGATTTCAGGTACAGAAACAAATCTTTGTTGAGCAAGTGAGATGAAATCGTATTGAAACTCGCTGTATTCAGAAATGAATTCACGCATTGAGTAACGCTTGTGATCATCGATCTGATACTGAGCAAATTGGATTGGTGTAAATTGCGAATTTTCTTCACGCGCATTACTACTACTATCTATATATTGGTTATCGGTTAACGGTTTATGGTTAAGGTTTTTTTGGCTTTCACTTTCAGAACCCAAAATTAACCCACTGGGTTTTTGTGGGTTTTCAGAATTAACCGAGTCGCCTTCACTTTGGTTTTCTTTTGGTTTTTCCTTACGTGGACGCCCACCTTTCTTACCATTTTCACGATTTTTATCCCCTACTTTTTGATAAGCGGCGATTTCTGAATCACAACGTTTGTTGTGAAACCCGTCTTCCTCTTCCACAAAAAACTCTTGCAGCACAATTAATACTGCATCCCTTTCTTCTTGGGTATTTGCACGTAACCGACGAAAAACCGACTGGGTTTCTTTGGGTAATGGTTTTTCATTCAAATAATAAAAATCGAGAGCACGGCGATAAAAGCACTCTTCAACTGGGCTAAGGTGCGCTGTAGCAACCATAAAGTCGCTGATATGGTGGAGATATTTATACATCAGTGACTGCTCCTAATTTTACAAGACCGCGCATTTCCAACTGACGAATAATTCTTGGAGGAATAAATTCGTTGTTGATTTTGTAGCGAATGCGAGACTTTTCTTTCACCTGAATTAGTTTGTGCCCATCCTCCATAAGACGGCGAACTGCTATAGCCTGCCCCCCCATATGAGTTAATTCCTCAAGTTGATAAAATCTTTCCTGAGCCTCAATTGCGGCATTCATAACTGAAAGTGGCATGGCTGCTAATTCTTTAGCCGAATAGATCTTTACTGGTTGCTCCAGTGGAATTACCACCTCTAGCGGTGTGGTGGAAACGGAAATATCCTGTTTTCTTCTTGCTGCATATCTCACTTTTCACCATCCTTTGGCTTAACATAGCCACCAAACGAATCAACCAAACACGCTTTGGTTAAGCTGGTTACAATCTGTTGTGCTAACCACTGCGTTATGCGAAATTGACGAGCCATAGCCTCTGAAAATTCAACTTTGGTTACCGCCGCATTATTTTCGTCATAACCTTTGTTACGTAAATTTTGCTTTTTCACCTCAAATAGGTGCCCAAGCACTCGCAATGCAGGCTCGTAAAAAGATTGGATTTCACTTTGCTGACGAGAATCTTTGATTTGCTGTGTAAAGCTGTTCATGACACCTCCGCTAATGCTTGCTCAGCGCTTGTTAGTCGGCGTTTGGCGTTGAGCTCTGCTACTGTTGCTGTACGGATTTCTTTTGATGAAACTAGAATCAAATGATTCTCTGATTTGATGGTCCATAAACTAGTCAAAGTTTTGTTTTTAACTTCAAACAAATCATTTGATTTGAAAGTACGGCACTCTTTAGTAAGCACTACAACGTCACCCACTAAAAATTCTGGCTGGTTGCGTTCGGTTGTTTGATTTGATAAATTGTTTTGCATATTCATGGGTTCCTAAATTTGTGAATGCGAAACCACTCCTGTTACAGCAGGTAGTGGTTTTTTATTTGAATAAAATCCGCATGTATTCAGGTGAAGTGAATGCATGTGCTAAATAAACTCGCGTTGCTTCTGCAATTTCAGGTGAGCAATACACATCACTTTCTTGCACAACCTTCAAACCAATGGCTGTCAACAAAAAAGCTAATAAACTCAATCTCAGTCCATCCATTTGATTTCTTTTCTGTTTTCATCCGTGAAAGGATGCTTGCATCGACATTTATCATCTCTGCTACTTGTCTTTGATTGCTAGCGTTAAGTGCTTGCAATATGAGCGATTCGTTATTGCTAGCGCTTGCAGGCAATTCATTTAATACTTTGCTCATGGTTTAGTTCCTAAGCGGTTAATGATCCAAGGTTTTTGCTTTTTGTCGTCTGGGGACGAAGTTCAATCCAAATATCTTGATAGTTATCAGGGAAAAGCTCTTTTCGCGTTGTTAAACCAAGATCTTCAGCAATAACTGCTAGCCTGATTTTTCTATCAAGGGGGATAGCTTTCCATCCACTAACTGATGACGGAGCAATCCCCAGAAGTCTTGCTACCGCTGTGACACCACCTAGCTTGTCTATAAGTTGTGCGTCATTCATAACGTGCTCCTAATTTTTCTTTAATTATTAGGCATTCCTTATATTAAATCAATAGGAATACCTAATTTTATTTATGTTAGGATTTCCTAACATTCTGAGGATAGTTGTATGAATACTCTTGCTGAACGACTTAGGTATGCCATGGAAGTTTTGCCACCTAAAAAGATTAAAGGTGTTGAGCTTGCTCGTGCAGTAGGAGTTAAACCTCCTTCTGTGAGTGATTGGCTGTCTGGAAAATCCAAAACAATGGAAGGTGAAAATTTATTACGTGCCTCAAAATTTTTGAATGTTAATCCTTCATGGCTTGCATCTGGCACGGGAGAGATTCAATCAAGCACGAGAGATAAATTTAAACAACTGGATATCGAAGAGTTCAAAAAGAAATACAACATTAGTGATAGTGATGAAGCTCTTTTATTTTCAACAATTATCGAAAAACCGTTTATCCCATCATCTAAGCGTTGGGTTCCTGTTAAGGCTTACTCCAAGATGGGCATGGATGGCTATTTCACAGATATGGGTTATGAAGGCAATGCTGGAGATGGGTATGTTCCAACTCACTCAGCAGGACCAAGAGCCTATGGCATTAAAGGCACTGGCGACTCAATGTTTCCAGCAATTCGTAATGGCTGGTATGTTGTATGCGACCCTGATGCAGAGCTTGTGCCGAATGAGTTTGTTCAGGTGTGCTTGAAGGATGGAAGATGCACAATTAAAGAATTTGTCGGCATCAATGGTGGGGTTTTAAGTTTGCTTTCTGTGAATGGTGGTGAGCGATTTTTCTTTGAAATGGACGAGGTTGAAAGTATTACCGCTATTACAGATATCGTGCCGCCAAGTCAGCACAGACAAGAACATCCTTATTCGCATTAATCACAGGAAGACTTATGGACAATTCAAAACGACCAATCAACCAGATTATTGCTCGCATCAATGATGCTGCGAAACATGGTGAAGCTTTGGTGCTAACAGCCGAAGAAGTGAAGATCCTCTCAAAGGACATTGGTGATAAAGTCTTTATTCCAGTCCTTACAAATGAACAAGTAGTGCAGTTGGTAAAAGAAGGAAAGCTTGGGCAGAAAATTAACAACACCAAAGATTAATAAGTTGTGAACCCGACACAGTACTTTAGAGCGATTCGGGAGGAGGAAATAATGAGTAAAACAGTAGTAAAAGACAAAACAGTACACTACAAAAAAGTAGATTTTCTAAAAGGCGCCAATCTAGGTCAATTACTAAAAGCACAATTGCTGGATAAGGATTCTTTTTACTATAAAGCCATAAATCGTCAACAATTTGTCTCCGCAACAAAAGATGATTTTATTCTAATTAATCATGCTAGTTCACACCAAAGCATGTTCTTTGGCGAGTTGATTATTGTTGAGTCAGGCAAAGCTCAGGCTGTATTAAAGATAGACAGTGATGATGCTACTGAATTTCCCATTAAAACCTATTTAACAGATGATCTGCCAGATGATGAAGATGGCGTTGACGCTACAGAGGTTGTAAGAAAAGAGTTTATTGATAGTGTTCTTTACTTTGGTGTTATTGATAACCATGTCGCAATCATTCAATCAAGATCACTTACCGCTAGAACCTTGGAGTCATATTTGGGCTGGCTTTTGGGTGAAGCAGCCAAAGCATTGCCAGAGAATAGTGCATTAATATTAAAAGATGCTCCAAATCCCACTGTTAAGCAAAAGCTTGAATCAACTCCAGCTAAAACTATTTCAATCTCATCTGGCATTGGGTCAACAGAACTTCAACCTGTTCATACTGTCGAATCAAGCATACCTGCGAAAATTGACTATAAAATTGAAGATAATGTGGTTGATGTGCTTAAGTCAGCTTTTGGAGTTGATTTAGAAAATTTAAAACTAGAGGATGGGCTTGATGACGCAAACCTAAAGTTAAAATTAACACTTACATACAACCGCAAAACCTCAAAAAGTGGGCAAAAAGTTATTGATACTGTAGCTTCATCCATGCGACATAATGATGATTATGTTATTACTCTTGAGGATGGGACCAAGGTTACGGCTGATAATCTAAAAATGAGCGGCAAGATTTCAGTTGAAACAATCAATAATAAAGTTTATAACGACGGCCTAAAAGTTCAATTGTATAATTGGATGACTACCAATATAAATTTTGGTGACTAATATGGCTAAACGCTACTTACCCTTCTACAATAATGCTAGATTTATCGCACTAGTGTTAGTCGGTCTGTTTGCTATATTTTCAATAATTTTTAAATATTTAGAGTTAAATATTACAATAAATCTGGTTCAATTTTCATTTGTACTGCTTCTCCCTTTAAGTCAAATTTATTTGGCTTATAAAGGTATGCTCGATGCATTAAAGCTTGATGGTTTAAATCAGTCAGAACGAGATAGGTTGACTTCAACTGTGGACATAAGAAGTAAGTCATCTTTATATGTGGCTATGCTTTTTATTATTCTTGTTTTTAGTATGTATATACTTAATTTATTAGGCTTACTTTCAGCTAAGCATCTTTTAGCTCTAATACTTTCTGTTGGACTCACCTCAATTTTTAGCTTCTTCTTAGCTTGGTCTGACTTAAGAGAAATCTCTTTGCTTGAAAAAACATTAAAAGATCGCAAAGAATCAAGAGAGGCAAAAGCAAAAGTATTGAGCAATAAGTAAAAAGCGATCCAATTCATCTAATCTACCCACCACCACGGTGGGTTTTCTTTTTTAATATATTCAAATTTTCCCTGATATTATGGGATTAAGACTTTGTGCCAACATTGATCTTAAATAACCATTAATATCGGAGAAAATATGAAAACTGAAATCATAGAAGCTCTAGCGTTAGAGCTTACTAAGGCAACCATTGCTGATACTGATCCTTCAACCATCAATATAAAAAGTGCTGATCTTTGGGTTAAAACCTACCAGGAATCACTGAAAGCGGTAGAAGAAGCTTTAAAAGAACTTAAGCCAAAGCCTAAAGCCACATCAAAACCCATTTCAGGAATGAGCTAACCCTGATTACTCACACTCTACTATACTTACCTTGCAGTTATTCTTGGTGGCAAAGTCATCAAGAATAGCTTTCAGCGCATACGCGTTCCGAAGCGTGCACTCTATTTTGAAAGCGGCTGTGCAATCACCAAAAAGAATCTTTTCAGCACGATCAACTTTTTCTTCTAGTTGATCAATATTACTTTCCTGAAGCAGTAGTTTCTCAACCATCTGCTTGCGCCATTCAAACATTTCTTCGCCTAGACTCATTTCTATCACCTTTGATAGTTGGGTTTTCTTTTGTCTATTAAAGCACAAAAATTAGGTATTTCTAATTTTATTAGGAATACCTATTGACTTAATAATTAGGTTTACCTAATATCTATCTCACAGACAACAAAAAAAGCACACCGCTCCTCCCCAGGTCCGATGTGCTTTTGCAAAACTGCGAGATCAATTATGAACGTAAAAACCTTTTCAAACAAGCACAAGGTAACTGGAGTTACAGCAATTGCTGTACTTGTAGCCTTGAGTTCTTGTGAATATCGAACTGCTAATTCTAGCGTCCCTTCTAACTACTCATATGAAAGCAAACAAGTCGTTGCTTCTGAATATGAACTTTTAGGCATTAAGCAAACAGGTGAAAAAACTGGTGTAGCTGTTATCCGCATAGACGGCTTCAAACTAAACGTGAGCTTCGATTTTGACGGCGTAGCTGATAGCTATGGTGTAGCTGGATCTGATTTTACAGCGGCTGAAATTACTAACCTTGCTATTGAGTCAGTAACTGACTTAAGCGGCAAACCTTGGAATGATTTCACCAATCATGACGACCATAAAAACATAAATATTTTATTAGCGGGCTATATCGACCGTAATAAATGGTTGGAGGCAGCCTAATGAAAGATTATAACTGCCCTACTTGCAAGAAGATGATTCCTGTTGACCGTTCAAAAATCAAAGCTGGTGATGAGGTTTCATTTTGCAGAGTAACCCAATCTTCTAAATCTGCTCGTTTTTCTTCAAAAGAAGGAATTGTCGATTGCCGTGAAGGTGATGTGGTTTTAGTTAAATATCGCAAAGAAATTATTCCTTTAAATATTAAGGACGTCTCACCTGTAGATGCTCCTAGCCCGCTTACGTATGCCTTTGTTGGTGCATGCGAATGTAAGGAGGCTGAACATGTCTAATTTCAAAAAGCACCCTGACGGCTATAAGTCTTTTTTAGGTCGTGATGATAAAGGGCTGTATTCAGTTCGCATCGGCTGGCAAGTGTACGCATCTAATGCTAATGGCTCAGTTCTTTACAAAGTTAAAGACGGATTTAAGACGCCTTTAAATGTGTTCAGGTTCCAAACTGACTATCCAAAAGTTTGGAATGAACTCACACAAGAAATTGATTTTCAGCGCAGAAAGCAGCTCGCTATAAAACTGCGTGAAACAAATATCCCTACCTATGACCGCAAAGCTTATAAAACTAAGCGCGGCTTCACTGGCTCAAGATAAGGATAATAAAAATGGCGTTACCGATTATTACTGCTGACCAAACTTTATTAGTTCAAGCAATTATTGTGTACCTATACGCTGATCCGGGTTTAGGTAAATCATCGATGGGCTTTACTGCGGAAAAAGCAATTTCTTTTGACTTTGACCGTGGTGCTCACCGTACTGGTGAATTACGTCGAGGTGCGGTTGTACAGGTTCAACAATGGAGTGATGTTGCAAACCTTACGCCGCAGGACTTAGCACCCTATAAAACCGTAGTCATTGATACCGTGGGTGCAATGCTTGAATGCATTAAAACCCACCTGTTACTTACGGCAAATAACCGTCAAAAAGATGGTTCTTTAAAGTTAAAGGCTCAAGGATTAGCGAACCAAACGTTCAAGCAATACATCAATACTTTGATCAGTTTAGGTAAAGACGTTGTTTTCATTGCACACGCTTCAGAAGATCAAAACGGTGATCAAATTATTTACCGACCAGATCTAGGTGGTAAAAACCGTAACGAGCTTTACCGTATCGCAGATGTGATGGGTTATCTAACAACTGTTACTACAGGTGAAGGTAAAAATGCCCGCGTTATTAATTTTAAACCCTCGCCTACACATCATGCGAAAAACTCAGGTGCTTTAGGTGGTGAAACTGGTGAAGTATGGGTACCAGATCTTAAAGCACATCCTACTTTCTTGGCTGACCTGATTACTCAAGCTAAAGATCACATTAACACCTTAACGCCTGCACAACTTGCAGCAGCTAAAGCCCAAGAAGAGCTAGAAAACTGGAAACAAAGCTGTGAAGAAGCTGAGCATGCAGGTGACCTTAATCAATTAACTGAGTCGCTTGATAAAGAACACATGTATTACCAGAACATGCGCCAAGCAATGTTAATGAGAGCTAAAGCATTGAATTGCACGTTTGATAAACAACGTGGCACTTGGATTAGTCCACCAGAATTTAACGGTATCTCAGATCAACAAAGAGATGAACTTCAAAACTTTATTGCTGAACGTGGCCTCGATGTAAAAACAGTTTGTGAGCACTTCGGCATAGATGCCCTGATCCAAATTGAAGCGGCAAAACT